CGCAGAGTTCCAGCGCTGGAACTCTGCGGCGGCTGCATCCCAATCCTCGGCCCATATCATCTTGACCAGCGTGGAGTGTTTGAAGGCCGAGCAGCCGAGGTTGAACACGAAGCTCACGCAGGCGGAGAAACGATTGTCACTAAGTCCGGGGCAAGTGGCCTCTACGCATGCCTCAGCGTCTGCGAGGTCTGCACGCAGGAAGTCTTCGGCCTGTTGCTCGGTGATCGTCTGACCAAGTTTAACGCCTGCCGTGTGGCCGTAACCGATGCTGGGGACCTGCACGGAGTCCAAGTAGGCATCCAGGCGCAAGCCTTCAGCGCGCTTGATCAGCTCCAAGCCAGCGGCGTTTATCGCACGGGTCATAGGTCATCCCCGAAGATTAGCCACCAAGCGATGGCGAGGACGGCGAAGATGGATACCCATGCCAGAAAGCTGCCCATCAGTCCCGCTCCGACTTGCGGGAGAACAGCGCGCACAGCGTCAGCTCGGAGAGGCATGCCGCGATTACTGCGATGGTGATCCACGTCTCAGTCATAGCATGCCCCTCGTATGCAATGCGCCCCCGGACTCGCTCACGGGGACGACTTCGCGAGATCGTACGTAGGGGTCGTAGACTTCGCGCGAGGCCGAGTTTACCACGAATCGGCTCGCGCAAGATTGGCGAACGTCATCGTTTCCCCCTGCCATGACAGGTCCACGTAGCCAGTCGGGCCATGACGGTTCTTGTCCACGATGACCCTCGCCTTACCTGGGTCAGCGTTCTCGTCGTAGTACCCAGGACGGTGGATCAAAAGTACCTGATCCGCCTCCTTCTCGATTTCCGACGAGTCGGAAAGATCGCCCATGCGCGGCACTTTCCCCTCGCGGCTCTCAACGGCCCTGGATACCTGCGCCAGCACGATCACAGGGATGCCAAGATCGCGGGCGAGGTTCTTCAGGCCTCGAGCGACATAGCCCACTTGCTCGTGCTTCCTCTCGCCTTCCCCGCCGATACGCTGCAGGTAATCTACGTACAGCGCCTTAATGCCGTGGACGTGCTGCCAGCGTCTAGCCACGCGCACAACCTCCGCAAGCGTTGGCGACGAACGGTCGAGGAATTGGATGGGCAGGTTCGATACATCCGCGAAACCCTGAAAGACACGATTCCACTCGCCATCATCGAACCGCGCCGTGCGGAACAGCTTGGCGTTGAGCTTCGCCGCCGATGAAACCATCCGCGCAGCTACCTGTTCCACTGGCTGCTCGCCCGAGATGAGCCCAACTGGCATCCCTGATGCAGCTGCGGCACGTGACATGCCGATCAGCATGGCGGTCTTGCCCATTGCAGCGCGAGCGCCGATGACGACCAAATCGCCAGCGTGGAAGCCGCCAAGCTTGTCGTCGAGGTCAAGCAGGCCAGTCGTGACGCCAGGTAGCGCGCCATTGGCTTGGTGAACGCGGTCCAGTTCGGCCAAGGCTGCTTGTGCGGCCTGCTTCGCGCCAAACTCGTGACGCTGCTCGGACGCACTCAGGCCCATCAGGGAGGCGATCGCCTCATCCACCGCTGTCGACGACTCTGACCGGGCCAGAGTATTCGCGATGACCCGCGCCTCCCGCATGCGCCACGCGGCGACGATACGCCGGGCGAACATTTGCGGAACGGCTGTGGTCGGCTCGTTCCCGAGCGCCAACGCAAGCGCCACGAGGTCTTTACGTTTCCGGGAGGAAAGCGAGTCGGCCAGCGAAACGGGATCAACGGGGTTGGATGCCGCAAGCTCGGACGCTATAGCCTCAGCAAGTTCGGCATGGTTGTCAGCGGAAAAATGGCGTGGCTCGATTTCCACGCCCCAGCACTCCGAAGGCCGGAGCATCATCGTGGCGAGAAGCGTACGTTCGGATTCGAGGCTCATAGCGCCCTCATCGAGGCCGGTGAGGCGGCGGAACGCGCCTCAGCCTTGGGGGCGTACAGACCAGACCAGCCGCGCTCAATGGCGGTCTCGATCAACGTGCGAGGTTGGTGCCCTTCCGAGCGTAGTCGAGTAAGCGTTCTCAGGCTGAAGATTTGAGCGGCTTCGGAGAAGCCCGATTTGGAGGCTTTCCGGTACTTGGACCAAAGTTGCCAGAGTTCAGGTTCCAACCATTCCGGGAGGATTGTCTTGGAGGTTCTTGATGGTTGCTTTATGACGGTTGCTTTTACGGGTGTCACCCTGACACCGGTACCAGTGTCACCCTGACACCGGGGTGGTGTCACCATGACACCGGTGTCACCATGACACCGGTTCCACCCTGACACTGGTTCGGTAGCCTCGAAGAGGTCAGGGCAAAGGGTGTAATTTGACCGTTGACCGACCTTTTTTGATGTTACTAGTAACTTCGATTTCTCCAGCCACCCGATGGCTCTGATGACTGAACTACGACTCAGGCAGCACCGCTCGGTAATCTTCGAGACGGATGGCCAGCACTCCCCATGGTCGTTGGCATTGTCGGCCAATGAGATGAGTACAGCCTTTGCCTTCGGTGGCATCTGAAGCGGCCAGCACTTCGCCATGACCACCGTACTCATGCGCCAATGCCTAGCTCGCGCTCCATCCGCGCGACCTGCTGCGGACTTCGCTTGGCAACCTCGGCCGCGTAGGCAACGAACGCCTGTCTGCGCTGATGGTGTGTTAGGGATTGGTCGGTCGCTGCGGACCGGAACAGCAGGAAGGCTTTGCGAATGCGACGCTCTTGCCGCCAGTCTTGAACGCGTTGCGCGAACATAGAATCTCCATAGGTGGAAAGCTGCCTAACGGTAGCGATTCCCCGGAAGGTAGCGGCCTAACGGCTTTGTAAGGGCACGTCAGACAACTTCCCACCTATGGAGACTCACTACCTTCCTCAATACGCCCGCTACAGGCGCTGACCCGATTCTACCACGACTCAGGTTTCGTACACGTGGCACTCACGCCACCTCCTTAGCATCCGTCAGCTCGTCTACCGTCAGGCGGCTGATGGGGATGAGTTCGTCGGGTTCGAATGCGCACCATGTGAGAACCGGATGCGGGATAGAAACTCTATGCCCAAGGTATGGGGTTCCATGGTGGGAGAACTCCATAAGTCCGCTTATGACAACGCATTCTTTGCCATTCACCAGCGGGTGGTCATACGAAACCTTCACTAGATCGCCTACACGATGGACTGTCACGACTCTTCCCCCTCTACGTAGTGGTACGGTTTCGGAACTCTCGCCAGATAGGCGGCTATCTCTGCGTCGCTGCCGATGTTGGCGTTGGCTTTCTTAGCCGCTTGTACAGCAGTACCAACGATGCTTTTGAAATGATGCTTTTTCTCTTTCCTGAGGTTACTAGCGTCCTTGCAGTGCTTCTCGAAGCCATTCGGTGGCCTCTTACCAAAGTACATGTCCTTCCAGCCTGTTTTCATGGTTTACCCCTCAGGTGTTTCCACTTCGCATGATTGTCGATGCGTACCCACATTACCCGTAAGTACGTTTTCACCCAATCCTTGTGCTCCTCCGGCACCTTGGCTATCGCGTCCTTCCACTGCTCGCGCGGTAGTCGTTCGATCAGCATGGCGTGGTAGCCGGCGTCGGGTTCCATGGTGCGATCTTAGGCACAGAACGCCAGCGGGCGCAATCACTATTTAGCCATCGCGTGCTGGCCTTATATGGCGAAAAGTTATCAGCAAAAGGCTTGCGCTCGGTGGCGCGTTCGTGCGAGGATACATCCCACGGCAGCCACGCCGGATCGCTTAGGGGCGAATCATGAACAACGAAACGTACGTTAGCGAAGACATCCAAGACCTGATTGATTGGGTCAAAGAAACTAAGGCCGACCGTGACTACTGGGCAAATGTGCTCAAGGGCACGAGGGGCGCAGGGCCGGGCCATCACCAGCTCACTGGCGCAGAGATTAGTTGGTCTGAGGCAGACCGTGACTATCGGGAGGCAAAGCGCGCTCTTGCCGACGCCATGGACGCGCAAAGGAACCTGCGCGAAGCATGCGCGAAGGTGTCGGCATGAACGACTACACCCAGCACGACCACGGCTCCGCACTCGCGCAAGCTGAGCTGAAGATGGAACGCCATCTGGACATGCTTCAGTCGAACGACGGCATGATCGACCAGTTGCTCAGGAATACCGACTTCGCGCAGACGCTGATGGAACTGGTTGCGTGGGCGGTGGACGCCGAGGAAGGAAAGAGCCGCAGCTTGAATATCATTCGGCTCGCAGACTCGATGTATCGTCAGGCGCGGAGTGATGTATGACCGCGCAGCGCACGCCATTCAGCCTAGTTTGGTCCGGCCGGTCTGGCGGCGGCGACGTACGCCAGGAGAACAAACATTGGTCGATTATAGGAACGCACATATGTGTGCTTACTGGAAAGGATTTGCGTGTAGAGATTGCAAATCTAGGGCCTGGCGAACGCGCGCACGAACTGGGTGAATTCATCGTCACGGCCTGCAATGGGTGGGACGATGTGGTCGCGGCGCTGCGAAATATTTCCAACATGCCAACGCCATCCGCTTCTTCTACGCGTGCAGAACGAATGAAGGAAATAGCTAACGCTGCGCTTGCGAAGGTGTCGCAGTGAGAGCGCCCCGCTACCCCGCCTTCACCTACGCGCCGCTGTTCGAGCCTAAGCGGTCGAGGATGTGTAGCTTGGTCGGAGCCGTGCTGCTTGCCCCTGGTTACTTTGCCATCTGGCTACTGGAGAAGTGGTATGAACGTTGAACGGTTGACTGAGATTGCGGAGTGGTTGGAGGCTGGTGCGCCTGCACGTAACGGCGTCGGTGGGTTCGATATGTCGGACTTTTCGCAGCCTGCTGAGTGCGGGACGGCGTTCTGTATTGCAGGCGCTGTTCTTCAGTGGCACTACCCCGGGGGATTTGAAGCGGCTGACGAGGGTGTGGAATCTTTAGGCACTGCCGCCGGTGCAATTCTAGGCTTGTCGTATCGCCAGCGTACTGACCTTTTCTTCCCGTCGCTATTCGACACTACCGATACAGAGCACGCAGCTCGCGTTGTTCGCCACCTGATCGCAACCGGCGAAGTCGACTGGAACGCTACGCGGGAGGCCGCATGATCGACCGCCGCAAGCCATCTGCGCCACGAGAGCGCGTACTCCTTCCGTCTGCGCAGTTCTGCGACCACGCACAAGGGTGGATCGCCTACGGGATGCACATGATCTGCCCGCATGACGCATCCGATGAGTTCAAGAAAGGTTACGCCGAACGCCGCAATTCCGTGGTGTCGGAACTTTTGGGAGTTGAATGAGATATGAGCACGTCAAGCAAGCGCCTTAGCCAGAAGACGAAATCTGCAAGGCCATCACAGACTCCGGGCAAGCAGAAGTCCGAGGCGTGTCAGAAGACCGACTTGAAAGAGTGGGGTCGTCAGGCAAAACCGTGGGCTTTCGGTTCTGGCGATGAAGGTAGGTACGCGGCTTATTGCAAGCTGACGGACACATATAACAATAGCAGCCGGTCGGGATGAGGTGGATAAATGAGAGAAGCAACTTTGCGTCGGATTCTGAAAGTCGTGGAGTCCGGCAAGTTCCACAACACCCGCGACTCGGCCCACCTGTGTGGACTGTCTCCTAGCGCGGTCCTGCGGTGCCTGAAATCTGCCCGGGAACAAGGGCTGGTGATCGGACCGGACCAGACCTGGAAGGTTCTAGACTACGGTGCGTTCGCGCATCTTAGGGGGAAGAAGTGACGCCAGAAAAGAAACTTCAGCATGACGCACTGGTTGACAATCTTGAGTCAGCTAGGAGCGCCTATGAGATGTACAGCATGTGCAACACTTCCGGCCGCACAGCCGAGGAACTGACACGCCTGAACAGAATGTACGAAACCGCTTACACGGAATATTTGGAGGCTACCGCGTTGCTCCGGAAATTCAGAGCTGAACTGGTGAGCGCATGAACCCGCTTACACCCTACCGAGACACCCACGCCGAGCATGTGCGGTCTATCGGAGAACGGCTGCTGGAGCATGCGGAGGAACTTCGACGGTTCCGCGAGGAACTGCATGCCTCAGAGCTGCACAGGCTGCGCGCCGAAGACGAGACGGTTTCCGGGCGCTACATCCAACAGACAGGTGACGCATGAAGGTCTACAAAGCGATCAACGCTGTCCAGGCAGAACTTGCGAAAGATGGCATCACCAAGGACCGGAAGAATGTCCAGCAGGGCTACAACTTCCGGGGAATTGACGACGTGTACAACGCACTCGCCCCGCTGCTCGCAAAGAACGGGCTGTGCATCTTGCCGCGCTGCACGTCCCGCGAAGTAATCGAGCGCACGACGGCCAAGGGCGGCGTGATGTTCAGCGTCACCATCTGTGCCGAATTCGACTTCGTGTGTGCCGAGGACGGCAGCAAGCATACGGTTGTCACGTATGGCGAGGCGATGGACAGCGGTGACAAGGCCACGAACAAAGCCATGAGTGCCGCCTACAAGTATGCGGCATTCCAAGCGTTCGCGATCCCGACCGAAGGCGACAACGACGCCGACGCGCACACGCCGCCTCCCGTGCAGCCTGGACGCCCGATGGACGGGGTATGGGAATCCCTGAACCCCGAAACCCAGGGGATGCTTCAACAATCTTCGGCAACTCTACGGGAGTACATCGAGGGAGACGACCTGAAGGGTGCGGTGGAGTACCTAGACCGCCTTTCGCTGTCCGCCGACGAGAAGGCGGGGCTGTGGACGCTGCTCAAATCGAACGAACGATCCGCCATCAAGAAGGCCCTTGCGGCCTATAAGGACAAGCCATGAAGGGCGTCAACAAGGTCATCATCGTCGGCAACCTAGGCGCCGACCCGGAGACTCGATACACGTCCAGTGGCGGAGCCATCACGAACATTCGCGTCGCCACATCGGAGAAGTGGAAAGACAAGCAGTCCGGCGAGGACCAAGAGCGCACGGAGTGGCACCGTATCGTGTTCTTCGGGAAGCTGGCGGAGATTGCCGGGCAATACCTCAAAAAGGGATCGTCCGTCTACGTTGAGGGGTCGCTGCGCACGAATAAATACACCGACAAGGAAGGTGTCGAGAAGTACAGCACCGATATCGTTGGCAGTGAAATGCAGATGCTCGGTGGCCGCGCTCCCGAAGGATCGGCCCAGACCAAGCAGCCCACAAAAGCGCCCACGGATGGATTCGAGGACGAAAACATCCCTTGGTGATCTATGAGCACCTTCGTACTCAAAATAGAGAATGGCCGCGAACGTATGGCGTCGGCCTGGAAGGCTGCCTGTGCGCTCCTGGAGCTAGGCAAGCCTGTCAGGGTTACAGTGGACGAAGCACAGCACGTACGCAGCTTGGAGGCGTCTGCGGCGTTCCACGCGGTCTGCACGGACACGTCCAAGCAAAAGTTATGGGCCGGCAAGAAGGTCGATACAGAGGGGTGGAAGCGGTTATACGTTGACGCCTGGGCGCGCCATGAGGGGAAGTCTCAGGGCCACGTGGTACCTAGCCTTGACGGCGAAAGCGTGGTCAACCTAGGCATACAGACACGGAAGCTGAAGAGCGCTGACATGTCTGACCTGATCGAGTTCGCGAAGGCTTGGGCTGTGGAGAACAATGTGGAGCTGAGAGGATGAGTACCAGCCTAGAGCGTAAGTGGTACGCCGCCGTAGCGAGCCTGGAAGAATGTGTTCTGTGCGGTCGATTCGGCGTGCAGGTGTCGCACTCCAATCAAGGCCGTGGGATGGGCCAGAAATCTCCGCCGTGGGAAACCGCCGCACTCTGTCCTGTAGATCATCACGAGATAGACAACGGCAAAGAGCTGTCCCAAGCCGAACGCCGGGCCTTGCATGACCGCGCCATCGTCAAAACTCATTCCGCGCTGATCCGCTCTGGCAAGCTGAAACTCTGCTGAGAAAAAGCTTGCACGTGCTGGCGTTTCGTGTATAGTCCAACCACCGCCTAGGGAGCGATGACATGTATGCAAAACGAATCGAGACGTACGGAGACCTTCGCCCGCTGTCGAACGACGAGCGCATGGCGCAGTGGGCCGCCCGTTACTTTTCTGCGGGTCTCCATCGGAATCCTGAGAACTCATCGGCCAGCCCTTATCGGGATGGCGATCTGGCTGCTCCTGTGCGCCTGTATGGGCCTTCTGACGCCTAGGGCGCTATGGATGTAGCTTCACCCCTCCGCCGCGTTCTGCGGCCTTTACAGGAGTCACCATGAACTTTCGTACGTTGTCCAAAGGCAAGACGTTTGACCAAGTCACCGCAGGCGCAGGACAGACATTCCTCACCAACACGCTCACGCCGGATGCCGGCGATTTCGGAACTCCTGGCAAAGTCCTGATCTACCGCAGCGAGAACGATGACGTTCGCGGCGTGGTGAAGGGGACTCGCCAGTATCCCGGCAAGGCCGTGGAAAACATCAGTGTAGGCCCGGGAGGTCTGTTGCTCGCATGCAGCCATGGCGTACCGAATACGCCAGCATCGCCGACTGTGGCAGATGGCCTACCGACGTTCACGCTTGAGAAAGCGGTCCACATCTTCAAGCAGTAAGCACGGCGAAGTAATCGTTTTATGGGGTGATAGCGCTGGTGGTGACTGCGCTGCGGAGTCGATTGAGCGGCGCCGCGAGATATCGATGTATGTATCCAGGATCTGATCTGGAAAGCCGGAACCTCACCACCGGCCACCCCACCTAGTTTATGGAGAGGCGAGTCGGCAGCTTCAACGTCACCGTCCGGCCGGCGGTAAGAGCGCACCTAACAGGATGGTGCGGGCCGACTCTCCCTCTCCACCACCACGGAGCACGGACGCTCCTACTTTTGGGAGAGATAGATGAAATTCCGCGTGACCATGAAAGACCCGGATGGCGTGTACGACTCCATGAGTCGAGCAGTAGAGCAGTCTCTGCCAGAAGACGGACTCGACGAAGAAGAGCGCGAGCAACTAAGTGAGACGCGTGCTGATTTGCTCAAGAAGTTCACGGGCAAATGGCTTCAATACAGTGAATACGCAGTCATCGAGTTCGACACAGATGCCGGCACTGCGATCTTGGTAGAAGTTCGCTAACACCCCCTCGCGTCGTTCGCGGCGCTCAACCGGAAGGAGAATTGAGATGAGTAAGCACACGCCGACGCCGTGGTGGCCTGACGGTGATCTTCCGCCAATCCAGATTCACGGCGGCATGGATGGCGATGCCGGCGACGACGGGCGAACCATCATAAATTGCACTGTGGTGCTTGAGTTCCTTGGCGACGATCCCGCTCGGGACGAGGCTAACGCCGCCTTCATCGTCCGCGCCTGCAATGCGTACGGTGCTATCAAGAAGCTCTGTGCCGAGCTTGACCAGACTGCGGATGTTGACGACGGCATTCCGAACGAAGCGATGCGCGTGCTGACTACGATTCGTCATTTCCTGCCGCAGTAACACGACACCCCTAAACCCCGGCAGTAGCCGGCTGATCGATGCGGAGGGTTGAGTGAATGAGTTGGCTTTATTCGCAGGCGCTGGTGGAGGACTACTCGCAAGCCACTTACTCGGCTGGCGGACTGTCTGCGCCGTCGAATGGAACGACTACGCCGCAGGCATACTGCTCGCACGCCAGCGAGACGGATTCTTGCCGGACTTCCCGATATGGAGTGACGTGCGCACGTTTGCCGGACGACCATGGAGAGGCATTGTTGACGTGGTATCGGGAGGCTTCCCGTGCCAAGCGTTCAGCACCGCAACTCGAGGGCGCCCTACTGCCGCGGATATGTGGCCGGAGATGCTCCGCGTCATTGACGAAGTCGAGCCAATGCACGTGTCCGCCGAGAATGTCGCGGAGCGCGCCATCGAACAAGCCGCGCGCGATCTTGAACGTATCGGGTACAGAGCTTCGATTTGCAGGCTTTCCGCGAAAGACTTGGGTGCAGACCACGTGCGGGAACGATATTGGGTTCGTGCACACACCGACTACGAAAGCGAACTACGCCGCGACATCAATGCAGAAATGGCCGAGCGCGCGATCGTTCGTCCGAGCATTTGGGAGACCTTCCCCGATGATCCACGAATGGCTAATGGGGTGGCCCATCGGATGGAGCGATACATCGCCACTGGAAACGGACAGGTTCCGTGCGTGGCTGCAACAGCATGGCGACTATTGACTCCCGCGCAGTAGTCCGCAAGCGCCAACGAAGGAGAGAGAAGTGGCCGACAAATTGTTCACAGTTTCCGCAAACGTGTCTGCGCGCGATCTCTCTTTCGCGATGGAGCACGACGACATCTTCGATCTGATAGTCGCCCTTGACGACCAAGTGGCGGAGATGGAGTTCACCGAGAAGCTGCGCGACCACTTCATCGCTGTCTGCGAGAAAGAGTACGCGGCAGGCGAGCCTCGCGAACAGCCGTAACCCACAACCCTAAAGACGAGTGAGAGCGCTATGAGCGAGAAGGTGGATGTGCTTTCGGTGATGGACTTGCATCTAGCAGCCATGCGACAGGGTCGTGTTCCGGCCGAAGCGAAGAAGTATTACGACGACGCGCAGGCGAAGTTTAGCGCTGCTCGGGGCGCCATCGCGGAACTGCTGGAGGCGGATGTGGAGTTTGATGCCGCCGATCTTGCCGCCGATTATCGGAAGGTAGCAACGATGCGCCGTTTCCACGCAGCACAAGAGCGCCGCGCCGCAGCCATAGCGGCCTGCACACCCGGAGAACAGACGTGAGCTATGTGATGCGCTGCGATTGGTGTGGACGATTCATGCGCCCCGAGTCTGGCTCTAGTTGGGTCATGGTTCCGGCCATTGACGTTCCGGGACATTCGTATGGCGATGAGCGAGAGCGCTGCGTCGAATGCACCACCAAACACGGGCCTGCTGAATGCTCGTCCGCCTATGTCAAAGAATTGTGCTGCGGAGTAGTGCCGTGACCTATGTGAAGCTGGAGGATGTGCGGGCAATGATTGAGCGCTTGGCAAGTAGCAGCTCGTCAACGGACGCCATAGCACGGACTGCGTTCCGCATGTTTTCGATGAGCGCACTCGAAGGCTTGGGCGAGCTGCCCCCCGTCGCCGCTCCCGGCGACGAGGCGGTTACTCCAATCGCGTACGTTCCTCGTTACCGCGCCGACGCCCCGAAGCGCGTTGACTTCGCACCGGGAGACTTCGACTGGATGAGCGTATGGCAGGTTGGTCACGAGCCGTGCGCGCCGCACCAGAACTGGGATGATGTTGCTCTATACACCCACCCGCCCGCGCTTGGGGCTGAGTGGACGATGGAGGATGCGAAGGACGCCGCGCGATACCGCTGGCTGCGCGATGAGCACCGCGAATACGTCGCCCAATTCTGGCCGGCGAACTTCACCAACGGAGATACAGTTGACGAGCGCATTGACGCCGAAATGAAAAAGGCGCTCCCCCAAGGTCGCCCTGCTGCTGAGGTTGGGGAAGGTGTTTCCGATTTTGAGGCCCACTACTGGTCGTCACATGGGTTTTTGCCAGCATTCGGAGTGCCGTTGGAGCGTAACGGCGTCAGGCATTCATCACAGTATGTGATGGGCTTTAACAAGGCGCTGAGAAACGTTCGCGATGCGGCTGAAGCTGGCGCGACACTTGACCAAGCTACATCCGTCCCACCGCAGCAAACGCCTAGCAGTGCTGGGGGTGACGAGGCGGCGGTAGAGGTTGATGCGCTAAGAAACGTCTACGAATGCGCGCGAGGCTGGATGAGGCACTACGGAGTGGACAAGGAGCGTTCCGTCAAATACATGCACGAACTCGAAGATGCGATAGATCGGATGAAGGAGATTGACGCAGGTTACGGCGACCCAACTCCACCCGCCCTTGCTGGCGAAGGAGGTGACTCGTGAGCGCAAGGTCAGCCGAGGGGATGGTGCCCGGCGTCACCGGAGCGATGATTTCCGGGTTCAATGAATTCTGGCGCAAGAATGGGATGACGCTGAACACGATTGGCGATCTAAGCCAGCTCTCGCACGATGCGATGCGAGCAGCCCTCGAAGCCGCTCTCGCCAGCCGCCCCGACGGATGGGTTCTTGTGCCGAGTACGTTGACCGCCGAGAACGGCGCCAAAGCGGCCCTGATGGGAGAATTCTTCGAGTGCGTCGAAGACCGCAAAGGCCGTAACGTGGAGGTGGCGATAAGCTGGACTTCCATCAAGAGAATCTACGCGGCCGCCATTGCTCACTTCGCAGCCGCACAGCCGGAGCAGGGTGATGGCTGAGATGCCCATCAAAGACCTTATCGCAATGATCGACCTTCGATACCAGTCCGGGAACTCGATCCAGGCCGATCGCGCATTCGTCCGGACCGAAGAATGGAAGCGGATTCGCGACGCGCTCGCCCCATCCTCCCCCAGCGCCGAGGACTACGAGAAGGCGATTGCGTGGTTGATCCAGCGCGAGATGGACGGCTACTGCGTCGGTCTGACAGACGTCATGGAAAAGGCCAAGGATATCGCCAGCCAGCGGGCACAAGCGGAGGGTTGGACATGAACAATGTGGTCGAGCGCGCCAAGGCTCTTGCTTACAAGGCGCATGCGGGGCAGGCGGACAAGGCTGGACGACCGTACATCGAGCATGTGGCGCGCGTCGCTGCTGCCGTGAGCGACGATCCGGTATGCGAAGCGGTGGCTTGGGCGCACGACATCCTCGAAGATTGCAAGCACGCCGAAGAGGAATTCTGGTGCAACCTGCCGGGTGTAGTGACTAGGAACGTTCACTATCTCACGCGGTATTCCTGGCAGCGTGCGGACGCCTACTATGCGCGCATCAGAGCGCACCCTGTTGCGCTCCGCGTGAAGCTCGCCGACATCGCCGACAATAATGACGAGAGTCGCCTATCGCTGCTCGACGCCGCTACAGCCGCAAGACTGCGGGCGAAGTATGCGAGAGCACTTGCGGACCTTGGAGCCACGCCATGACAACCAGCGAACGTATTCGGCTTGCGGAGGAGTGGAAGTGCACCCCATGGCGTGGCGACCTTCGTGGCCTCCTTCTCGGTGATCGCATGGGCGACCAGCTCCGCGCCGACGAGGAGGAGATTGCGAGGCTGAAGAAGTCTCTGGTTCGCGCCGCCAATGCAACGGATGGCAGTGCCAGCGAAGAATGCAGCAGCGAGTTCCTGTCCTACGTCGGCCAAGAGGTCGAACTCTGCATCGGTAAACTCCGCGCCAAGCTCGCGGAGGCGGAGAGGGAGATTGCCGAGTACAAGGAAGCTATCGCCGCGATGAGTCCTGGGTATTTTCGGGACGCCGCTATTGACCAAGCTATGGAGGGGGAGTGAGATACGCCAAGCGAACCGACGCTAACCAGTCTGGGATCGTCTCTGCGCTGCGTGCGATCGGAGTCGGTGTGTACGTAGCCAGTTCGGCAGGTAATGGATTGGCAGACCTTGTGTGCGCTTACAGGGGGATCCTGTACCTGCTGGAGGTTAAGGACGGGTCCAAGCCTCCGAGCGCTCGTAAGCTCACCGTCGAGCAGGTACGGCTACACGACATGCTAAGGCAGCACGGCGTGAAGGTGCATGTGGTGACGAGTGAGGATGAGGCATTAGCGGTGTTTGGAGCTAAGTGATTATGCCAATGTCACCGTGCAGACGCCGCCAAGACCGCCAGTAGAACCTGATCCCGAGGAACCTGAGACCTGCGCACCAGCGCTGACGACGCCAGTGGATAGATTGTAGGTCAAGATTCTTCCGGATTGCGCGCCAGCCGCAGCCGTAGGCGCAACGCCTGTTCCTACTCCAGCCCCGCTGTTGCCAGTCTTGCCACCAGATGCATCAAAGAAGCCAGTGACGCTCACACCGACCATGGCGCCATAGACGCAACGGATGTAACCGCCGCCTGCGCCGCCGCCGCCGCCGCCGCCGCTTGCATTACCAACCGTTGGCGTGCCGCCGTTACCGCCGTCGCCGCCGCGCGCCCTGGCCATTGCTGCGGGCGTCCCACCGTCCGTGATAATTGTGCCGAAACTGAGATCAACGCCGCCAGCCGCCGCGCCGCCGCCACCACCACCTCCGCCTGGATTTGTTCCGTCGCCGACGCCACCCGTACCCCCTGTCCCGGCTGTTGCCGCTTTCCACGCCTGAGCGCCGAGATTCTGGAGCAGATTGAGAAACGGCGAGCTGATGGGCTGATAGCCGCTCGGGCTACCGGGAGAGCCGGGCGTACCTGGCGTGCGGCCAGGCGTCACGCCGCCGGTCGTTCCTGTCGCTCCTCTGCCGCCCCACGCAACCAGAGAGCCGCCCGTGACCGAACTCGAAGCGCTGGCGACGGCGGAGCCGGCTGTGCCGGCAGACCCAGCGCTGACGCCGGCGGCAAAATAGGTATCCGTCGAATATGGAAGCGCGCCTGCGGCGCCCAGCGTTGCACCGGAAGCATTTGCACCTGCGCCGCCGGAAACGTCGATCGTCCCATAGAACCCGACGCGGCAATCCCATATCTGACCCCACACATGGAAACCAGCAGGAATCAGCGTGCTGCCTGTTGAGATCTTGAGCGTGGCAATCGCGACGTTGCGCGTCAGCGTGTAGACATTCCCGACCTTGTTCGCGAAGGCGAATGTGTTTGTACCGTCGAAGGTGACATTACCGTCTTCGCCGTTGCCCCCAGAAAGCGCAACAGCAATAGCGCCTCCGAGAATAGTAAGCGTGCCAATGCCCGCTATATTGGTGAAGCTGACACTTGGTCCGACTACGTTGATGGTGCCGAATGTCCCCGGCGAGCCTATGTTGCCGCCCTCATCCTGCCATTGAATGCCGGAGCCGGAAGAACCTGTTGCGCCAGTCTGCCCGGTAGGCCCCGTTGCCCCAGTAGGGCCGGTCGCTCCTGTCGGCCCTGCGCCCCCCGTAGGACCTGTTAGCCCAGTCGCTCCAGTGGGCCCCGTCGCTCCGGATGGTCCAGTTGGGCCTATAGGACCCGTTGCTCCTCCTGCGCCAGCAGAGAGGCCGTACACATACCGCGTGGCTCCAAACTCGTCAGGCTCTCGCTTGGTGACAACGACCATTCCATCCGGCTGCCCCGTGGGGTCAGGGATGAGCTGGGTCACTCGCTCCTGGAGAGTCCTGTTGCGGCCCATTACACGATCTTGGTCCAGGTTCCTGCGATGTTCGACCAGAGGCCCTTATTGGCGCCCGTCTGGACGATAGCGCAGTCATTCGGCTTGCCGCCTGTCGGAGCGGCGGAATTGATGACCTTGAGGTTTGCTTTATTCCATACCTCCGTTCCTCCACCAATCAAGAGAGCCGCACCGGCGGTATAGGTAGTGGCATCGACTTGGTAGACCAACGCGGCCCCGCCAGCAGACGGCGTGAACGTAAGAAACTGGGGAGCGATGTTTACCGCCCACGAGTTCCCAACTCCGGAGGAAAGTGTCAGATTTGCAGGGAGCTGCAAGGAGTTTGCAGTGAAAGACCAGTTGCCGGTGACCTGCACATTCGAAGATGCTGAGATGAACCCTGAAGGATCAAGGTTCCCGGAGTTCCACACCTCGGCAGACCCCATAAAGAGCCGCGCTCCAGCAGGAACACTTCCATCCACCTGATAGCTGAGAGAGGCGGACCCGGGAGCAACGCTGGGCTGCAAGACAACCACAGCATCGTTATGGAAGTAGGTCCATGAAGACGCTCCCCCGATCGAGGTCACGTTGAAACGCCCAGGGAGCCCGATAGCCTCGCTTCCGCCCCCCGTGAAATTGTTCACGTCGAGGAATGTCTGGGGGAGACTCAAGCGAGCGAAGTCGGACGTGTCGCCGGCCACAACAATCGGCGTCAGGTCCACTGTGATATTCCCATCCGCGCGGGTTGCCGTAAGCACCTTGGTGGATGGATTGATAGATAGTGCCGTGACCGTTTGACCAGTCCTGGCGGAGTCCGTTGTCGCTGTACCTGCTGCCAGAGACGTTATCTTGTAGCCGCCCCACGAGATATTTGCGGTCGGGCTATTGGCCCCGTTCTTGTTCAGGCATGCCGTGATACCATCGGCAATGTCTTGGTCGTGGGTGTCGTGGCGGCTCGCCAGAATCTTGATCGAGGCATTGAGGTCATCGGTCCACACGAGAGAGCCGGTGAACTGGCCATTGTAGCGGACATAGATTGATCCGGTCCAGGGCATTAGTTGATCCCACCTTGGTTGTAGACGAAAGTCGTGGAGTACCACACCACGTTCTGCACGAGAGAGCGGTAACGAATAGACATGGCCGTGGCGAACCCAAACGCTGTAATGGGACGGAAGACGGGCCTTGCCGAGAAGCTGGAGGCGTCATTGTCATCTCCTGCCCAATAGTCCTCGTCCCAATTCGACACATCCCACTGCCCTTGTATCTGCTCCATGGGCGTGTCTACGGCAGGAAGTGGCTTGGTTCTGTAGTCGGCGAAAGCGTTGAGGCTAAGCGCATGGCGGTCGAACACATTTGTAATGACCCTCGCGCTCGTGAGCTGCGTTTTAAGGCCAGGAGAGCCGAATTTCTGGTAGGCCGTCAGGCATTCGTACTGGATTGGGTTGCCATCATCTGAATATGCCTTCCGGTCTCCATCTGCGCTAGTGACGTCAGCGAGGAAGATTTTTCCATCGGCCGTACCGAAATAGAGTCTCTCATCCTGCACGGCGAAGCATCGGGCATTCCATCCCCTGAACCGACACCACGATCCCGTGTTCGTATTCTTCACGTATTGCTCGGAAGACGTCTCCGAAATGGGGATGTTTACCAGGAAAAAGTTGCCGCCAGGATAGTATGTTGCATTCCATCCAAATGTCTTCCCATAGCTCTGCACCGCTTTCTTGGCCGCTTGGACTATTTTCCCCCCGAAGGTGTCTACTACTTCAGCGCGCGCGTTCTGGATAGCCTCATCGAGACCGACGAATCCATCCGCCGTGATGATGATTTCCGTGGATGCATACCGCGCATGCCCTCTCACTCCTACGGGGGGACCGAGCGCATAACGCCCGACCATCGACCAGCGCAGAGAGTTACTTGGGTCGTCGCCCTGATAAATCAGAGTTTCCCCGGTGTTGAAAATGAAGGCGCAGTAGTCGTCTACGCCATCCCCAGAGTCACGGGTCCAAGTAATGACCTGGACGATATACCCGCCGCGCTGAGAGACATTCCCAAGAGGGAGCTCGGTGAGCATTCCTTGAAATGAACCAGCAGCGGCATACCAGACAGAGGTTGACCGGAACTGCCAGTAGAAAGCTCTCCCCTTGAAGTTCGTGACGCCATAGAGGGAATTCGCTGTCGGCCCCGTCGTGTTGGCCCCAGGAAGCGCTCCAGATGGCGTCAAGCTCCCATCGTCTAGGAAGGTCGCCACATCTCCGACTGTCGTAAGAAGAAGCTCTGAGCCGCTCGTGCGGCCATAGACCTTGTACCCAGTAGCCCCGGTGACTTTCGCCCAATTGACGTTCACACCGGCCGGGCCAGTTATCGCAAGACTCGTTTGCGTTGACGCTAGGGTCTCGCCCGAATTGTTGATCGCAGAGACTCGGTACCAATACGTCCCTGTGGCCAATGCCCCCGAGCCTGGCGTGAACGCAGCATTGACGGGCGTTGCTACCAGCGTGACAACCATCGGTGTAATGACAGACCCATCATAGACCTGGGCATGATCAACCCCGTCTACCAAGACCAGGTTGTTGTCGAAGCTGGCATATTGCCATTGAGCGAATAGAAATCCCGTGGCGAGACTAACTGGAGCCACGGAGAAGTCCGTGATGTCGTAGATCGAGTTCCCCCATGCCCCTAGGAACTTCTTAGCACTATCGCCCTCATACGGAATGAGGGAATCTACCTGGGATCCTAGCCCGGTGAATATTGCCCTACTGCCACCTCGGCCAATAACGACACCATTGCTGGGGACGAAATTGATCAGCTCTACGGCGTCCGTAGGCTCCATATTCTCCAAAGCGTCGCGGGCATTCCAACCACCCACAGGAGCTGGGATAGAGACGGCAGGCATTTACTGCACCCACAAGTTTGTATAGGGCTCGAACCCTGGCCACGGCCAGAGACCTGGCGGGTAGACGATCTGAGCGCCCACGTCTCGCCCGCGCAACTCATTCTGGTAGAGCCGCGAGTTCTCCTTGTCCTGCCCTGCATCCAGTCCTTTGGCGAGCTTATAACGCCAGAGAATCTCCAGCTCTATCAGGGGATCATCCAGCATCCATGTGTCGGTATCGAGCGTGAATGTGTCACGCGTGGCGACCTTGATGCCCTGTGCGCGGATCGTCCACGACGAAATGTACTCAAACTCCTGCGACTGTGTAGCGTCTGGAGAGAACACGTAGAGCTGGTTGCCGATGATACGGTCGCGGACGCGAAGCCCTTCGGGGCCGGAACGGGATTTCAGATAGGCCCATGTGCTTGCCGGCGTGGGAAGCTGTGCCGGATCGATACGGCCAAATTGGTAGGCTGTATCAGGAACGAGACAGTAGTAATCGTCCGGCAGAGGGAATCGGAAGATGCGGCTGTCTTCTGTCGGAAGGCCGCCTGTCATTGGGATATTGGCTTGCTTGACGAGATACTGAAGCCGCATATCCCGCAATAGTACTGCGCAGCGGTTCGCTATGGCGACGAGCTGCGCAATGTTCGGGTCACTGCTGCCGATGTAGGTATTGGGAACATCAAACCCGGATTCGGCGTTAACCTGGTCAAGCAGCTGCTTCAGAGACTTCGGCATGGGTCACCTTGTTCTTGCTGCCCTTCGGGCGACCGCCTTTGTTTTTGGCTACTGTCTCAACGCCTTTGGCAACGTCGAGCCATCGGATGGAGAGCGCTTTGTACTCCGAAAGCTCCGGAACGACATCGGCCACCGCGAGGTCTTCAATCGTCTGGATACCGTAAATCTCCAGCGTCTTGAGAATGCTGGGGCGCATCTTCGGCAGCGAGCGGACTGAAGTGCGCGTATCGGCGAGACGGGCTTGGTACTCCGCCCATTCCTTTGGGTAATTCCCAACGTCCTCGGGAGAAACGAGGCGCGACATGAAGTCCACGTCATTCTTGCCCTTGACGGTCATGTAATGGACATCCACGAAGATCGTACGGCCAGCCCTCTGGCTCGCCACATCATCCCGCGTTGCATGGGGATAGAACCAGACCGTGACCGCTTTCTTGGTCTCGATGATCCCCGCTCCGCGCGAGAGCTGGTCAGCGATGTCCTGTTCGTTGAAGCTGAAGTTCTGCATACGACCCCCGGTAGAAGCCCCCGATGGATTGGGGGCTGGATGCGTTACGAAGCGATGACCACGCCGTTCAGGCTGCGGTTGTTGACCGTGAAGTTGCCGGCGAAGAACACCGGGATCACGTCGTAGTCCGCGTTCTGGATCGTGCGCGGCTTGCCCACATCGAAGATGCGGTCCGGCGAGCACTTCAACTTCAGGGTATCGCTGTTGACGAAGTACATATGCTTCGCCGGGCAGTTCACGTCGTAGATGACATCTGCGTTCACGAACGCGAGCGTGGAGAAGCCCGAATTAGCCGTGTCGTGCTGGGTATACCGCTCGAGGGCCTGGAGGCTCGACCAGTAGAGCGAGTACATGGTCTTGTCAGCCAGGATCAGGTCGGGGATGTCGGTACCGCGCGTACACTGGAGCCACATGTCGTCCATGCGGCCACGAATGTTCGTCGCGTCTGTCGCGGCAGCGGCGCTGAACTTGTTCTGCCAGAACGTGAAGGTCTGCTGGTTGATGCCGCCCACCGTACCTGCGGCAGTCGGATCGTCGGCAATTAGGAGCTTCAAGCCCCCAAGTTCCTTGCCCCCGAAGCCCGTGCCGTCGCTGTAGCACGACAGGCCCACGGCGTTCTTCATCAGGGCTTCGAGCTGTTCCAGACGCGCCTCGGTGTAGTCGTAGCGCTTGGCCGGCTCGGAGTTCCATATTTTCTCGATACCGCTGATCGAGATGAAACCGCCGAGCTGCTTCCACTGGAATTCTGCGGCGTCCAAGACTTCAGAGGTGGTCGGCGGCGAGAACGAGTCGTAGCCGGAGTACCACTTCAGCGAGCCATTGGCGTTGGTCGGGTAGATGATCGCCTCGTCAATGACGCGACCGCTGGAGACCTTCTTGATCTTACCCTTCTTCATCAGTCGATTCAGGAGGGCGTTGTTGAGCGTGACGTTATCCGCCATCTGCGGCGACCAAGCGCGGGCAGAGGCGGTGACGAATTCGGTTAAATCTGCTGCGGGCATGACAATCTCCTAGGGTTAACCGCCGAGCTGCCGTTCCGCCATCCTCATGGCTTCTTCGCGCGTTCGCGGTTGAGTATCTCGGGGGCGGGATGCGCCCGAAACGTTGTTTGAAGCCCCGGATGCTTGTCTGGCTACGCGCGTGGTCTGAGCGGCTTGCTGAAGCGCCTGCTGTTCGGCCTGCTTGACCCGATCCTGCTGCGCCTGCGGATGGAACTGGACAGCCCACGCATACGCATCCTGGATGTTTCGGGATTTGCCGGTGTTCGCCGCGTACATCATGGCCTGGAAGACTTCCGGGTCTTTGAAGTACGGGTGAAGCAGGTTGCCGTGCTCATCCTTCGCGTTCTCAAATGCATCGATCTGGCTGAGAACGTGATTCTGAAGCTGTTGCATCTGGCCCATTTCCCTCTGGCTCATCTGCGTCTCGATCGACTGCAGGCGATTGACCAGGGGCATGACCAAGTTCTGTATCGCCGGATCGACGTACGGAGCGCCCTGTGCGACTTGCCCGAGGTCAGTTCCCCAGGCTTGTGAGAGAGCCTGGAAAACCTTCGCGGGATCGCGAGGCTTGTACATCGACGCCAGCCAGGGAAGTGTACTATCAGGATCGGCGGCAAGCGAGCGGGAAACCGCATGGAGTTGGGAAAGGTGCTGCGGAAGTCCCTGGCCCGTCAGGTTCGCCGACTGCTCCATCTGCTGGAGAATGTCCGAAATCGGCTGGAGACGCTTCTCAAGCTGCCCACGATTCCATTCGGACCGTCCGATGACGTTGTAGGCTTCGTTGAAGCCCTCAATAAGCTGGTTGGCGTCCGCGCCAAGCTCTGGGTGGGTCGCAAGCTTCTTTAGCGCCTCCGCCCGCTCCTTCTTCCAGTTCTTCGACCAGCCCGGCTGTTCCCATTCCTTGACAGGCTCCGCAGCCACTGGGGCAGCTTCTCCAGGCGCAGGGACATCACGCAAGGAGAGTGTCTTAGTCTCCTTCGCCTCCGGTCGATCTTTCGACCCCCGGTTTACGGGAGCGCGCTCCTTCTTCTCCGGCTCTGTTCCACGTGAAACATCCAGCTCGGTCTCAGCCTGGGTCATCGCATCGGAAATACTGGCATTCTCAGCCATGGGGTAACTCCTAGATCACGGGGACGTGAGGCTCCAGGTCCTTCCGTGTAAGCGGCCCGGTCAGTTTGTTCGCCAGAGAGGTGCGCCGGGCAAGCTCTCCTTCTTCGCGCTTGAAAGCCGTTTCCGGCTTGAAGTCGTTTGCGTCCACGTAGCCCTTGGACTCCATTTCATACTTCCGCTGGCGCCAAGACGTGATCGGCTGTCCATTCAGCGGGGAACGGTAATGGCACTCGCCCTGCACATAGCCGTAGTTCGGCTGAAGCTCCAGGACCATCGGCCCATGACATTCGGGGGCGTTTGTGTGACGATCCGCCATGCGGTTGAAGCGATCTTCCGTCTTCCCGCACGAACAGACATAGGCGTATAGGGGCATGGGCTATCCGAGGTGGTCTTTGTATGTGGCGAGGAAATTACCCGCTTACATGGCGTCAGGTATTGCAGTTTTCGGGCTTAGTGTGTCTCGCGTCGGTCTTGAGATATCTCTGCTATCACTGCTTGCGTGGACTGTTCTCATCGTCGCGCTACTGACCATGATTTGGGGTGTTAGCGTCGTCTGTGCCCACTATGGAGGCGAGATAGGCCGTAAGCTCTCGGGCTTTAGCGCTCCCCGGGGGCAGTCTCTGGAGCTGCATGAGCGCAGCGCGCCCGTCTGCATTGGTCATCATCGAGGCTAGGGCTCGACTCCCAAGCACCTTCCCACCGAGGCTGAAGGCAGTCTTAACCCCCATGTCCTTCATGGTATTGAACAGACCCAAGGTCTCGCTCTGCCCTGCGGTGCCGGAGAAGTTGTATCCGGTCTTATCAGAGAGTCTGCGGGCCACATCGAGGCCAGCCTGAATCTGGCTGAGTTCGCCGGGATCGAAGACGGCCTGGAGTCTTTTGGCATCCCCCATGTTCTTGATGAGCATGTTCGGGCGAAGGACAGCGGTATTCGCCCCCTCGCTCGGCGGCATCTGCTTCGCTTTCTCCAGGGCATCTTCGAGCAGCCCGCGCTTGAACATCTGCCATGCCTGCGGTTGGTCCTGCTCCAGAAGCCCTCGCACCACGCCTAGCTCGGTCGGCTTGAGCGCCCCAAGGCGCTGCATGACCGTCTCCGGGGCTACGGTATTGAAGTTGCCGGACTGGAGCGCGCCGGAAATGTCTTCACCAAGAATCTTCCCGAGCGGGGAAGCTTTCACACTGTCGATCTGCTGGGAATATTCCCGATACCGGGCGTTGGCGAGCTTCAGCGCCCCGCCGAGGTCGCCGCCAATCTGGTCGCCGGCCGACTCGATATCCTGGTCGATGCTGCCGAGAAGCTGAGAAGCCACCTTCCGGTCCTGGTTCTCGCCGCTGATCTTGGCCTGCCCACCGGCCACCTTGGACAGATAGGAGCGAAGCTGCATGAGCTTGTCGAGGTTTCCTTGAGCGGGAGCCGTGGGATTACTCGCCGTCTCCAGCCGTTTCGCGATACCGGGGGAGAAACGTTCGGCCGTCGCCATCAAATCGGGCGTGAGCTTGTCAGCCCCGCCGAACTGCGAGATGACCGCGCGGTCGATATCGTTGAGACCGCTTTGCGTATCAGGAGAGACGTTCGATAGCTGTTTCTTGGCAAAGTTCGCCAGCGCATCGCCTCCCGGCGTTCCGATACCCGAATTCTCCTGGTAAATCTGCTGGAGCAAATCGTTCGTGTTCTGCGGACTGATTGCGGCCTGCCCCTTGGTCATCTCGCGAATCTTCCCGAAGTCCTCGTTCGCGGTCTGGGAGCGCCATTTCTCCAGGTTCCCAATAACGTTCTTCGTAGCGGCCTGGACTTGCGCGCCTGCGACTGCCGGAGAGGCTTCGGAGGCCGTGATGCCGTTTAGCGTCCGATCGAAGTAGTCGGCGAGCTGCTGCGTTCTGGCCTTGTCGCCCTGGAACGCGAGGTCGCGACTGAAGATCGACTGCCTTGCGGCGTTCTCCGCCATGTTCGCGGCTTTGTTGCCCGAGACCTGCGCGGGGGTGAGCATGACTCCCGTCTGCGCCGCCAGATTCTCGCCTTCAGCCGCGAACGGGGAATTGATGTCCTTCCGGCCGATGACGTTTAGAGCCTGAGCGGTTGCGTTGGATGGCAAAAGGTTCTCCGCCAGCGTGCCGAGACCCTTCAGGGCGGCTGTTCCCGCACTGCCAGCCGCCGCGCCGCCGCCCATTTGCTTCAGCTTTGCAGTTAGGTAGTCCTCTCCCTTATTCCCTCCAGTTATTAGTTCGGAGAGTTGTTTCGGCTGCGCCACGTCGGAGACGGGCTCCAGGGCTCCCACAGCGCCGCCAGATGCGGCCGCCTTCAGGATCGATGGAATCCATGACGCCTCACCGACGGCGCCTGCTGCGCCCAATGGCGCGGTAATAGCAGCCTTCCCGCCGAAACTTCCTATCGCGCCGGGTGTCGTGTTGAGCAACGGGGCATCCAGCTTCGCTTGCTGGGCGATAGCTTTGTCCTGCTGCGCCATTACCTCAGGAGGAACGTTAGCAGCAGGGAGCCCCAGCGCCTGCATTAGCCCCGTGCTCAGCGGATTATTGCCTCCTAAGTGCTGCGCGAGCTGTTCCGCTCCCGCCATCGTGGATGTCATGCCCTGGCCAACGCCAGCCAAGAGCTTATCGACCGCGCTCATGCCGGAGGTCGGGAGCTGGTCTTCGTGGACGAAGCCGGGAGGAGGGGGAACAAGTCCCTGACCCTCCAACACAAAACCGGAAGGAAGGTCGGCCATTAGATCGGCACCCACTGGCCGTTCACGAGGCCGATACGCTGCCCGGTCTGCGGATTGACGGCCGTCTGTGTCGGCGCCGGGGTAGCTCCTTGGGCCGCTTGAGCCTGCGGAGCAGTACCGCCAATCTCACCCCGCATGCGCTGCATGTCGGTGATGAAGTTCTGCACCTTGGCCGAGGCAGTAGAGTCCTTCTCGGTCGGGATCAGGCCGAACAGCGTACGGCTCGGCGAGTACATCTGCATGGCCTTCTCGACTTCGGCCGCAGGAGCCGAAGCGCCCGACTTCGCATAGAGCATGTCCTGCACGGCCGACTTCATCAGTTCCGGCGTGTCTCCGGTCATGCTGATGATATCGTTGAACCCACCCTTCCCGTCACTCACGCGAGATTGGTATTTCTGTGCGTTCGCGATGGCGTTGTCGATCAGGGAAAGCTTGGTCTTCGCCTCGGCCGTCAGAGGCTGGTTCTTCGTGATGTCGATCTTGTTGCCCTGCGCGTCCGTGAGCGGCTTCGTGCCGCCCGTGCGCTTGTCCACGAGGTAATCGCCGACGATCTGCGTTTCGGGGTTGCCTCCACCAAGAAGCTTCTGCTGCATGGCCTGCTGAGCCTGCTCGGGCGTGATAATGCCCATTTGAAGGCCCATCTTTATTTCTCGGAACGGATCGGCCGGCCCTTGACGATTGGCAGCAGCGATCTTTGCCTCAGCGGCCTTCAAGGCAAGCTGCTGATCCATGTAGCCTGGGATTGCTGTAGACGCCCCAGGATTCGTCGGATCGACAATCATGCCGCCCGAAACATCGCGCTTCTGATAATCCCTTTCCGCCTTCGACTTGTTCGTGTCGATCGAGGACTGCTTGAAAATGTCCTCCTGCATCTTCCGGTATTCGTCCTGAATCTGCTGCGTGCGCGCCGCTTGTGCGGCTTGGCTCTGCGCGGTTAACTGCTGCCGCAGAAGGTCTGACATCTTCTCGTTGTTGCGCGATTGCAACATCCCGCCAGCGAGATTTCCGAGGATCGCTCCGATCACGCCGCCGCGCCCCGAGTTAGGCACGTATTGCTGCGACATCAGCTGCTGAGCGAGCGCTTGTTTCTGCTGTAACTGCTGCTGCTGCGCCATCAGGTCCGCCATCGTGGACGGATCGGCGAAGTTCATCATCGCGAGCTGAGAGGCGTCCATTTAGCCTCCAAGCATGGCCGCGAACAGGCCCGCATAGTTGGCCCAGTTCTGGTTGTTGGCGTTCGCCTGGTTGTTGGCGTAGTTGTTCTGGTTGAGCTGCCCGTTGTAGTAGTTCTGATACGGGTTCTGGACATCGATGTTGCCGCCATTCCCTCCCGGCATGTAACCGAAGAAGCTCTGGTTGCGACTCTGGTCTTGGTTGAGCAGATTGTTGTTGTACTGCCCCACCCCCTGGCCCATGCCAAGAAGCTGCATGAGGTTGCCGAAGTCGTTCTGCTGGCCCTGCTGGGCAAGGTTCGCCATCCCGAGGTTGTAGGAGTTCATGCTATTTGCCCTCGATGCTGATGCGCCGGCCTCTGCTGCCCCGCGTGTGGCGTTACCGCCGATGATCTGTTGCGCGATCCCACTATTACCTCCAAGCAACGCTTGCATGATCCCTTGATTGCCCTGGAGCTGCTGGCCGGCGTACTGGGAGTTAGCTCCGATAAGGGCCTGGGAAAGCTGCGCGGCAAGCTGGGACTGCGAGAGACCTTGCCCGAAGGCTTGGTTCTGCGCGGCGAGCCCCTGCTGCTGAGCCTGAGCCTGAGCCTGGGAATAGGCGTCGTTCTTGGACTGATCGAACTGCTGCTTGGCGGTGTTGTACGCAGCGCTACCGGGCTGAATGCCCTGGTTGATCATCTGCTGGTCGAAAGCCGCGCTCTGCTGCTGCCACTGCGGATCGAGCGTGCGCGTCGCCTGCTGATAGGCCGAATCGACATACGGCTGCATGGTCGAGGCCATGTCCTGCGCGCTCGTGCCCTGCACATGCGTAGGATCAGCTCCGCCCTGCGTCCAATTCCCCATGCCGAGGTAATCGGTGTTCGGCGCTCCACCCAGGCTCATCCATCCCTGCGGGTTTACGCCTCCCGTATTCGCCCAGCCCGCCCATGGCGACATCTGCGTCTGGCCAACCCCCTGCGCGGAGCCCGACATATTGCCGAAGATCGGATCGCCCTGCGTTCCGGTAGGGTGTGGCGCTCCGTTCGCTCCAGTAGCGCCTGACGTCTGAGGCGTCTGGTTGACTCCATTCACGAAATGCTGCTGCTGCCCGTTATAGGTATAGTCGCCCGAATACCCCTGTTGGCGAAGCTGATCGAGGTAGGAGGCAGGCATCGTTAGCTCCCCTGATTACCGACAGGCATCGTGCGTGGACCAATCTGCCCCACCCCCGGACCGCCGAACATCTGCAGGAGCTGCTGCAAACTCTGCTGGTTTCCATAGCTTCCGGGATTAATGCCGCCTGTCGTGGCGAAATTCCCCTGGTGCTGCATGTACTGCTGGAACGGCGCATAGGCCGCATTCGGACCCGACTGGGGCGGGGACATTTGTTGGGCGCCCATTTGCATCGGCGAACCCATCGGGCCGCCCTGAGGAGCCATGGAGGAATGCATCTGCATCGGACTCCCCATGCCGCCCCCATTGAGCTGGCCTGGGATGTTGGCGCTCGGCGGACTCTGCCCTTGCGATTTTAGATTCGTGTTCAAGCCGGATACTCCGTAGTTTTTGCCGACCTTGCCGAGGATGGCGGAGGTCAACTGATCCATCCCCTGGGGGACATACTCTTTCGTGTAGGGCGTGGCGGAGGCAGCGAAGGCTCGGTCCATCGCTTGCTGCATTTCCGGACTTATCGTGGTCGTCTGCGTCTCATGACCGTTCGCGCCGGTGCTCCAATTTGTCGATCCGAAGGGATTGGAGGTGTTGTAGCGGTTGTACTGGTTCTCCAGCCCGATGATTTCCTTCGGATCGGGGGCCGGAGGTGGCTTACTGGTACTGCTTCCCATATTCGTTCCTCAACAGGCCATAAATCATCGTGTCTTCATCGCCAAGCCCCTCTCTCAGCGTTCCTTCATGGACGAAACCCAACCGTCTTGCCAGTTCGATCGCCTTCGCATTGCTCGCGCTCGTCTTTACCGTGCAGCGATTACAACGTGCCGTGTCGAACACATACCCAAACACCACTTTCAGCGAGTCCCGCGTAATGCCTTTCTCTACCGCTACTGTCAGCTCGATGTCTGCACCATTCTTGTGCATTACGTAGTGACTGAATCCCACAACCCATGCAACTTCACCATGGACTATTCTACCGATGAAGCGAGCGTCCTGCTGTAGCGTGATTCCAACCTTCTGCTCCAACCAAGGACGGAATCTCCCGTCCTCCAGGATCACTGGAAATGCCCCGGGGAGGCGACATGCCCTGCCAAGGTCTTATCGATCGGTGGCCCCTTGATCGGGCTCGATGCCTGTTCGTGGATGCCCTGCGCAATCTGAGCCGTCTCCAGCTCGGTCCGTGTCGTCTCAGCAGCCGTCTTCTGGTCACTGACCTGCTTGCTCTGAGCGTCCGTGGCGGTCTTGATATTCTCCCGCTGCTCCTTGCCCGCGTTGACCTGCTGGAGCTGTTTCTGCGTGTCCTGGAGCTGTTTCTGGAGCTGCTGTACCTGCTGCTGAGCCTGTTGAGCCGTCTGCTGGAACTGGCTGATCTGCTGGATCGTGCCAGGGGCGGAATTGATCGCCTGTTCGAGCTGGCGGCCGTTCTTGAAGGTGTTCACGGCGAACAACATCAGCTCCTTGCCAAGGTCGGCAGGGATAAGCCCGTGCTGGATGCCTGGGAGAATCTGCTGCAGGTAACCCGTGACCGTCGTCAGGAACTCTAGGCGGTTCTGTTTCTCCGCGTACTCATCCTGCACCACCGTGGAATCGCTCTCCACATCGATGGCGTAGCAGCGGCCATAGTCGGATTTCAGGACTTGAAGCTCGGCATCGGTGAGCTGGATGCCCGTCATCTTCTCCAGAATATCGGGCTGGAACTTCTCCGCCATGATTTCCGACATGATGCGGAACACATCGCGGAAGAACAGGGCGACGATGCGGATTCGCTCGCCGACTCGAATATCGCCCCACTGCGCCTTGATGCTCTGAGCGGTCGCCGTCTCGTTCGGGTCCGTACTCCCTCTCTGGATGTCCGAGACGCCGTAGATTTCCCAGATGTTCTGCTTGGTCTGCTCGCGGAGCTGAATCAGCTCTTGAACAACACTCACCTTGCCCGTGTTGTCGCGCATCATCACGACGGAATCGTAGCCAGACGACCCGGGCTTCAGGGCTTCGAGTCTCGCCTGGAGGTTGGCGATGGGCTTGAGCGCACCATCCTCCAGTTTGTTGATGTCCTGTAGTTCTGTGGAGAAGCTCGCGTCATAGAACCCGACATCCTTGATCTGCCGCGTCAGCGACATGATGCGGTCTGTCAGGCGCGTGCATTCCTTGAACATCGGCGCGCAGTACTTGTAGTCCGGCGCCGGAACGAGGTCGTCGTCCTTCACATTGAGCATCATCGGCTTCGGGCAGGGGAAGAAGTCCTTCAGCCCCAGCGGATCTTCCTCGGACTGAAGCTCCTCCTCCAGTTCCTCGCAGATGAAGATGCGCTGCTTCTTGTCTTTGTCCCAAATCTCGTGGACGCAGTACTGCTCCTTGTACATGTTGGAATCGGGCTTGTTCGGCGTCTTCATGCCACCAGTCCCGCCGATCCCATTCTTGGAGAGGTCTACGTCCCACTTGTCCTTGATCTGGTCAGCGGTCAGCCAATGATCGAAGGCGACCCAGGTCACGTTATTCCAATGCTGCTGCGGCTCCCAGCGGAATTGATTCCATCCAAACGCCACGAGGTTACAGACCTGATCCACCACCGTATCCTGCATGGCGGGGATAGGCTCACCCGTGTGGATCATCGGGTCGAACGGCTGCCCCGTTTCATCATCCAGCATGATCGGCTCGCCCGTCATCGGGTTCAGCACAGGCTGGCTCTCAGTGTCCGTCTGCATCTCGACCTTGGCGATACCAAGGCCGGCGACGAGGAGGTCATTGACCGCCATATGGCCATCAGAGTCGAACTCGGTCGTGTCGATCGTATAGGACAACGCGCGCTCCATCGCCTGAGCGATCTTGTTGTCGTCTACAGGTGGTGGTTGCGGAGGCTGTGGCGGCGCGCCTGGGCCTTGCATGCCGCCCTGTACGGGACTTGGCGGCATTCCGTTGCCACCCATTCCTGGTGCTCCCGCTCCCTGCGGAGGTTGCCCAAGAGGTGCAGGCTGTCCTTGGGCTGGCTGAGCGCCCACAAAGCTGGGATCGCTGGTACCGGACTGGTCGGGGTAACGCTTGCGGACATCAGGCTTGGGAGGCTGGGCGTAGATTCGGCCATGCAGCACCTTCACGGTAGACCAGAACAAGGGGTAGGTGAACGTGTTGTTCGTTTCCCGCGCCGTCTCGGCGTAGTACGCGCGCTGGGCCGACTCCGCGTCACGGCGGAAGTCCGCGTGCGCCTTCTCTTCCTGCTTCAGGCGCTTGATCCAGCGGTCGCGCAACGTGCTCATGCGGCCTCAAATTCCTTCATGGTAATAGGCGCATCCCAGACCAGAGGCTTTTTCTGCGGCAGCTTTGGAGCGGCCCAGGTCTGGTCGATGAACCGACCGAATACACCGCAGGCATCCACCACGTCATCGTGTGAGCCAGCGGGGAACTTCATCAGTTGATTGATAGCTCTCGCCGCCCAGTCGGTCTTCGGGAAATAGACCTTGTGGGCCGAACACATAGCTTGGAAGCTGCGCGCCATCGCGGGCTTGTCGCCTGTGGTAGGCAGCCATTCGCAGGCGATGTACTCGCGCTTGACTTCCATCTCCTTGCGCAGCCACGGCTCGACAGACTTGCGGATCACACCAGACTCAGCCACCAGGAAGATCGGCTTGTATTGCGCGGAGAACTCCAGGATGCGGTTCACCCAAGCGTCTGAGGTCGTCTGGCCGCTCCACCAGTCCAAGGCGTAGATGTTGTTCTGCGTGTCAACACCCCACACGGCAAGCTCGGACCAGTCACCTCCGCCCTCACTCACGGCGAAGTCGCCAGATAGGTAGATCGTCAGGTTTGCGGGCTTGTGGTCGTAGAGGTTGATCCACTCGCGCTTGAAGTACGTGCCCTGCTCCGCCGTGGGCTTTTGCTGGTACAGGCTGAGCCAGCTTCTGGGGTTGGACTTGAACTCGTCCCAGTGGCCCTTAGTGAACCATTCCGGCCACAGCCCCTCACCAATCTTGCGGCCCAAGGGATCATCCTGCCGGTCGCACTCGGCGGGGAGGCAGATGACTTCCCAGTAATGACCGTCACGACACAGAATCTTGCCCGACTCGCCGCTCCAGTTCTCTGGCAGAATCCGGCCACACAGGTCTGACTCATGCCAGCGGGTGGACACAATGGCGCGCCAGCCGGAAGGCTTGATACGCGTACGCGCGTCGTCCTCGTAAGCAGCTAGCGTCTTTTCACGCAGGACTTCCGACTCGGCTTCCTCACGGCCTGCCACAGGGTCATCCACCAGCAAGCCGTCTGCGCGGTTACCAGTGAGGCCAGACTGCAAGCCTCCTGACATGTACTCCGAACCATTGTCCAGAGCCCATTCGTTGGCGGCGCTCGACTCTTTGCTCAGCACCGTATCGAATATCTGCCGATACCGCTTGCTGCTCACGAGCTGTCTTGTTCGCCGGCCATGCTTTTTGGCGAGGCCCGTGGCATAGCTGGCGAGGATGATCTGGGTCTTTGGCTTCCTACCCATCAGCCACGCAGGGAACACCACGGAGGCGTAGGTGCTCTTTGCCGAGCCGGGGGGCATGAACACCATCGCCCTTCCACCAGGCGTCTCAGACACGCGCTGGAGCGTCTCCAACAGCAGCTTGTGGTGCGCAGCCAGACGGGTCTCGATCTTGTGGAACTGCGGCTCGTCGTCATCCTCGCTCAGCGGCGCGCCGGGAATGTCTACCTCGCTGGCGAACGCAATCAGCGACCGCCGAGCCTGCCTGCGGGCAAGCAGTTCCTCGGCGATGGCGGCTTCATCCAGCATGTTGTATTTCTGCAACAGCGTTGGCTAAGTGAGACAGGGGGAAGCTGATGTTCATCCGATCAAGTCCCGGACAGGCGCAGGCTGGTGGAAATAGTCCCGGCACACGCCCTGGTTTGCGTAGGTCTTGCCACAGGTTGGGCACACTGGCTTCAGGGTCCACCTGTCCTTACCCTTCAGCGCCAGCGCGACCAGCATGCCATAGGTCTGCTCGGGCTGCGGGAACTGCTGCTGGCTCACGTAGTTCAGGGCTAGTTCCAGCATCTTCACGCGCTCGGTCAGACCTTCGTGGTCGATACTGTTAGCTGCTGTAGCGCGCTCCGCAGCCTCGGCGAACTTGTCGGGATCAATGGCCGGCATCGCGAACGTTTCAATATTGGCTTTCGTTTCCACAATCTTCCCCTAAAAAGAGCCAGCCGGTCCCGAGCGGATTACGGCTGGCGGAGTGGGTAACCGTTAGCCTTCCAGACACTCAAGCTCGAAACAGACCGAACACGTCGCCGGAGCACCATTCGCCACGCCGACGCGGATATAGAGCACGGGTGCCGTCTGATAGTCAGCGGACACAGCCACCGTGCGATCATTGAACTTGGTAGCCGCCGTGAGGCCCGTAGCGGTAGCCGGCGTGACGATAGCCGTGCCGCCAGCCGCCGCTGCCGTGTAAGCGCCAATCGTCGCACTGGACGCGGCCAGCGTGGTGCTGGCATCGAACAGCGTCATGCGGCGGACAATGTACTTGGCGAAGGGGACCGATACCGGCGTATCGCCGACCGTGTTGAGGTCGACCTTGGTGACCAGCATGGTGGGGCCGGACTGTTCATTGCGAAGCGACATGTCAGTGATTCCTTTGTTCTGGGCGTTCGGCCGCTTTCTGTGCGAGCAGGGCCGTTAGCTCGTGATCGGTGTATTCGCGGACGGTCTTGTCCTCGATAGTGGCGTCCATGATGACCTGCTGGACTGCCTTGCCATCCAGGCGGTCGCCTATTTCGCGTATGGCTGCCATGTCGCCTTCCATCGCCATGTCCAGAACCTTGAGCGCGATCTTGCGCATAGCCTCGGGGTTTTGCGCTACCTGCCTGCGCAGCGTTTCCGCCCACATCTGGTTACGTTTGATGCCGTTCTGGTTTCCTAAGGGAGCGCCACGGTTTGCCATATTGATCGTAAGTTTATCGTTTTGAATACAGTGTTGTTTTTATGCAACGTTACTGCTGCTGCTTGTTGATGTCTTTGCCACGGTTGCCGTTATTGCCCGCACCTGGAGGATTGACCCAGTAGGTACCGCCGAACGCTGTGTTAGCGCCGATGTTGGAGCCACCGAGGTTGCTGCCGAGGCTGCCGAACCCGTTGAAGCCATTGTTGGTTGGGCTGCTGGCGTAGTTCATTGCCCCGCCGTTAGCGAACGTTCCGCCCGGGCCGCTCTGTGGGGCTGGGCCTAGGAAGTCGAGCAGGCCTCCGGCGTTGGGACCGCTGAATCCTTGGGTTCCTCGGCCGAAGAAGTTTGACATGTTGAGGTTACCGGTATTGGCAGGACTTCCCATGTTACCCAGGAAGGCTTGCGCCAGTCCCGCATTTCCGCCCTGCACGCTTCCTAAAGGTCCATTCAGCGGCTTATCCATGAAGGACTGGCCTGCATGCTGGCCTTGGTTGGTGATGTTCTGCTGCAGGCGGTCGGCTGAGTTATTGAACTGGCCATTATTGTAATAGCCGAACAGGCGGTTAGCGAGAAGGCCGCCCCCGGGGACCATGGCTCCGAGGCCTAGGCTGGCGAGATTTTGCAGCGGGTGTGCCTGAATGTTGTTCCAGCGATTCTGAAGCCCTTGAATTGGGTTGAAGTTCATATGTCCTCAGATCGTCTAGCTTATAGCGCGGACGGATTGTAGCAGCTTGGCACCACCTCGGAAGAGGGATGTCAGGCGACAAGGGAAGGGGCTGTGATGAGCATTCCGATGGCGAGGACATTGTTGCTCGCGAACTGGAGGCCCACGACCGTCTTGCTGGTCGTCCCCGAGACCTGGATAACTCCATTCGGGGTGCCGGAGTAGATTTGCTGGGTAGTAGTGTCCGAGTTCACCAAGCTAATGGCGATCGGGCCGTTCAGAGGGTTCAGCGTGATGTTACTGGAGAATGTGAAGGGGTACCCTGGGCTAATGGGCTGCGTTAGAGGTCCTGTGATCGTCCCTGCGCCTGTGAGAACCGTCATTACCCCTGCGGACACGGAGAATGCTGCGCCAGTAATAGACCACAGTCCCGGTAGCGTGAGATTGGGGTCTACGAGGCGCTGGAACTTCCCAAAGACTGCATCCTCCAGCGTCTGGGCATAACCTAAGACGTAGTGACTTTGGTTGATGCCAGACGCGAGGCTCATGCGGCGAGGACTCGGGCAGAACCACCCAGGACGTAGACCCCGCACGCTCCGGCCGTGGCGCTCTTCGTGGCGGCGTAGGTCGGGCCTCCGACGAGCTGGACAGCGGGGATCGTGGCCGTGAGCTGGATGACGTTACCGGCCGTGTCCGTTACCTGCTTATAGGTGGCGCCGATCTGAATCCAGAGTGGGGCGGTTTCGGTCGTGGCAAGGTTATCTGCACCGACGATGACGAAAGCCTGCCCTGCCGTATTGAAAGGCTGCTGGACGGCTTGCGCGGCTGTAGCGGCAGGAATCAGCGTGCTGGTCGCCATGCGATTCTCCTTACGGAGTCGGAGGAACGAGCGCTTCGAGCGCCGCCGAGTTGGCGTCGAGCTGGTCGATAGCCGGCTGGAGGTCAGGAACGGCCGTTGCGAAGGCATTGACGGCGTTCTGCGTGGCGTTCGTGTTGCGGGTAACAGCGGCTTGGAGGTCTGCGAGCGTAGCCATGATGTGGAGTCCTAAGGCAAGGATGAGAACGATGATGACGAATAGGGCGATGGCGAGAACGTCAGTTGCCATGAGTCACCCAATCCCGAAGGGAAGAATAGCGCGAAACGCAGGCTGCATATAGCTCTTGCGAGGCAATTCGGTTGGCCAGCAAATCGGCTGCGTAGTCTTGTGATGCGGTTGGCAGATTCGGCAGCATTGCAGGCAAATCCGGCATGCTCGGAAGCTCGCGCGGAGCCGAGCAGACGGGCGGCAGAGTGACTGGCGCCAAAGTTTGCTTGGGCGTGCAGCCCACGAGCAGCGCTAGGAATGCCCAGAAAGCCATCATGCACCCGAACACGATCAGGCCCGCGACTACCTGCGACACGAACTCTAGCGCGCCTCTCAGTACTCCCCTCACAGCCCCTCTCCGTTCCATAGTCTCACGTAGTCCTGAGACAGTTCACATTTGGCTGGCGGCTGTACCTTGGCGACCTGCAGCTTGATCCCCGAGAACTTGTCAGCGATAGCCTGTAACTGGTCGCTGGCGGCTTTCTGGCGTTCTTGGTCGGCTGCTCGTGCTGCGGAATCCGCCAAATCCTGCGCAGAACGCGCTGTGGTCCATTTACTAAAGGCATCCTGTAGGGCTGTAGCCTTTTCAGTCTTGCACGCCTCCTGCGCGCTCCTGTGGCCTCGTACGTCACCATAGCCGAAGGCGCCAAGGATGAGGGCGAGTAGGGCGGTTCCGGCAATGGCATACGCACTAAGAGACACGTGTCGCACTCTCAGGCATGGGAACGCAGCTGCAGCGTGAAGTGCTTGGAGATAGGCCGGCGCCACAATTCGGGCATCGCCATCCCATCCCCACATATTCGTATGGGCGTGGCTTTTCGAACCCTTTTCGGATGATCCGACAGCCGTTGATCTGGCAGTCTGGATCGGCGCACATACAGGAAATGGACATCACGCAATCCTATTTGACGGCTATTTGACTGTCAGGCATCACGGAGTAGGGTAAGAAGTGTGTATAGCGCACGCCGGAAGTGGGCAGCTTTCCCGGTCTTCAGCAGCCACTCGCCTGGCGCTTTCTCGTAGTAAAGCCCAGAAAGATTCGTAGCCGCTTCGGTAAGCTGCCGACATGCCTGCATGTGTCCCGCGTAGTGCTCGCGCATCTGCCTCAGCGTGTCGAGCATCGCGACGTGATCCAGCTCGATCTCGGTCCATCTTGCGGGGTCGCGCAGAGATAGCCGCCTCGTGGCTTCCGCTTTCAGGATGGATGCGTCTACCAGCCCCAGGATGTCCACTAGCGATCACGTTCACTTTTCCGGCAGAACGATGTTTTTCTTGGCGAACCATGCAGAGATAGCCTTGTGGAAGATGGCCCCCGCGACAGCGCCGCCGAGGAAGACGAGAATGTAATCGATCATGGCTTCACCTCTATGTCTTGGGAAAGGGCTTCTCTCAGCTCCGGCCAGCGGTAGCCGATCAGGACCATCGCAGCGCGGAAGCTGTACGGGGACCACAGGCCGACCAGGAGGCCGGAGACGATGCCGCGGGTAGTGACGTCCAGAGCGTAGGTCGTAGCCACTCCGGAGGCCATAGCGACCATGCGAGAGGCGGTCTGGCGGGATAGTGGAGTCCAGGCTTGGGGGATGTAGAACTTGAACCACTGCGTCAGACCCCAGGACATGGCGAATCCGCAGACGACAGCGAGGACCGGAGCCTTCCCTAGCTGGAGGGTGATGAAGTCGGCGAGGTGGAAGAGGTCTTCAATCACGGAGCCGTGGCCTTCTCTGGCCGATCTTTGCAGTAGTCACACGCGGGATCACTACATGCGGGCTCTAACCATTCCATCGTGCGCTTGTCGTAGTAGGCATCCCATCTCGGATGAAGCGCAATTTCCGCATTAGCAAGACGCGCATTGAAGTTCTGGATGAGCTTGTGGGTATTCGCGCGCATCACGCCTCCGAGAACAGGGCCGCTTCGGCCAGACGACGCTTGGTCAGGCCAGGAAGGACATTGCCACCCGCGCGGTTCCAGCGCTGGAACTCTGCGGCGGCTGCATCCCAATCCTCGGCCCATATCATCTTGACCAGCGTGGAGTGTTTGAAGGCCGAGCAGCCGAGGTTGAACACGAAGCTCACGCAGGCGGAGAAACG